AAATCATATGCCGGGTTTGGTGATGCTTCCCGCTATAAGGCAGGTAATGTCAGCAACATCAGTATTAATAACATCATTGAGTGTGCATCAAAAAATTATAGTATCGATATAACCCTGGAGGGCCGGAATATCCGCGTCAATCGTTATATGAAACTCGATACCCGTGCGAAAACAAAAGGTGCGCTGAACATCAGCAGCTCAGCGGCCCCGTACGTCACAACCTCTAATATTGTGGAATAAAAAATGACTATATTAATTCAGGATTCATTACGTCGCGCCGTTGAAACAGCATCAGGTGGTGCTCAAACTGTTTTGTATACAAGCGCTGGCGATCCGTCATTTGTAAATATTATTCCAAAGTTTGATGTGTCTACAATTGATCCATCCCTGGGGACAGGAACTCATCCGGCATTTATTGTGAATGGCGTCGAGGTTGATCAGATATTCGTTGGGACATATCCAGGGAGCATTGTAAATGGTCAGTTACTGTCTCTGCCTGACCGCGCTCCAGCTATATCTGTTCCATACAATGACGGTATCAGCCTGGCGCGGGCTGCAGGTCCTGGCTGGCACGCCATGACTAACGCTGAGTGGGCTGCAATCGCATTACTATGCTATTCCCAGGGCCATTCCCCGCGCGGCAATACAAAATGGGGGCTGTCTGACAATATCAGTGAAAAGGGGCGGCGGGTTGATGGCATGACGGCCGGGGTAGAGTCAGGGACCGGCCTTACGCTAACAGGTTCCGGTCCTGTCAGCTGGCGGCACAACCGTGACTATGCAGGCATTGCAGATTTAGCCGGCAATGTTTGGGAGGCAGTTACTGGGTGCCGTTTCTGTGGTGGTGAGTTGCAGATAATGGCTAATAATGACGCCGCCATGAACAGCACTGATCACACGTTATCCTCAGCAGCATGGAAAGCCGTTAGTGGTCTGGATGGAACTCTTCTTACGCCAACAGGCACTGGAACGCCGGGAACAGATACGTATGTTCCAACCACACCTAACTCAGTTCGTATCGCCGTTTCAGGAACAGGAAATTACACTTTGATTTATGGTGAGAATATAACATTCACCGATGTAAAAAACCCCGGAGCAACACCTGTGGCGGAGGCTGCGCTTAAGGTTTTACGTCGATTAATGCTTTTCCCTTTGTCTGGTTTAGTGTCCGATGACTCCTTGTCATATAAGGCGGGCGGAGAGGTCATGACACTGCGAGGTGGAGCTTATTCCAACGGTACTGGTGGAGGTATCAATGCGCTGCTTGCTAACCGTGGGCGCACCTCAGTAAGCGCCGCTAACTCTGGTGTCCGTCCGGTGTATTACAAGCCATAAAGATAATAAGGCCTCCTTTTTTACTGGAGGCCTTATTATTAGGCTCTAGGGAAAATTTATTATTGTAATTTTGTAAATGAGATAATCATTGGTAGGGAGGTTGTTTATATAATCTTCATTTTTAAAGGCTAGATAAATTTCTGACTCGTCTTTATTTAACAGTGTCTTATACAAGAAAAATACTCTAATTTACCGCTTTCTTTTAGTTCTACAAGCAAAGTATTTACGCCGTCAGAGACCTCGATCCACCCATGAGACAGAAACGCTTCGCAATCAATGTCATCGCGGCACAACTCAATCCCTAACCCTTCTGACTTGCGAAGAATTTTGCGGTAAATTGCTTCTTTAGTATGTTTCATATTCAAGTGATTAATCAAAGGTAAAGCCAATATATATCAATAAGTTGTATTTTTTGCAACCCATCTGCTTTATTTGAATTAACACAAATTTTCTTGCACATATTGATTCATGTCGCCAATGAAACTACTGTATATAAAAACAGTATTTATCGGAGGGCAGATCATGCTTCGACAGTCAGACATCGCCGCGGCGTTCCGCGAGTCCATTTTGCGCAGTTCCAAGGGGTTTCAGTACCTTCGCACCTGCGACTTCGTTACTGCGCTTCGCCGGCGCGGCATTCACTTTACCGAGGTGGAGGCGAACTCCTGGATCGCACGCGAGCAGACGTATTTCGTCGATAAGACGCCGGACCATAGCGAAAACAGGCTGTGGATGATGGCCAACATGGGGAGGGTGATCTAATGGGATTCCCTTCACCCGCGACGGATTACGTTGAGCAGCGCCTGTCCGTTAACTCGATCTGCAATGTCGGGCCTAACACCCGAGTTTTCGAAAGGGATGGCGGTTATGTTGTCGTAGATGTTGGGCTTAAACCCAGGCAGGGTTGCCAGCTCATTATTCTACACGATGGCAGATCTGAGCTTGCAAAGTTGATGGGGAGGTCGTTGATCACTGAAGACGGCGAAGCGATTGAAGGCGAGGCTCTGGATGATGTCACTGTCGCAGGCGTCGTGACGCATATCATTTGTGATGTGCGAAGCGATAGCCTGGCGGTTTAACAATGAAAGAGTGGTGCGCACCGTAACTACAACAAGTATGTCCGCAGTTATGGTGCGATACATTGCGGATTGAGTAAACGGCCAGTGTTCATTTCTGGATAGCTGCTCGCAAAATCAAAAGGAGTGGATTAATAGTCAGCTGAATAAGGCGGGAATGGGACACGAAAGTTTCCCGTCGACCACCACTAATAAGATGGTAACGGTTTGATCTTGAAAGAGGCTATTGGTAAGTGTTGTGAACTGTTTTTTGATGATTTTATTGTGGTAACCTATTGGTTTAAATGAATAAAATCCATTTAGACCATAAACAGGAATCGTATTCGGTCTCTTTTTATCTTTATCTGTCTTCTTTCTCAATAGCCAGCGACATCCTGTCAGTCAAACACCCGCTGGCCTCTGGATGTCCCGTTATAGCACACCGTTTTTAGCATACACAATTCATTTACACATAAATCGCATCCTGTGGAAGGGGAGGTGGCAACGGTGGAACCGTAAACGAGGGCGGAGAAAAGAAAAAACCTGCACCTAAACAGGCCCGGCGTGCAGGTTAACTGGCGGGCCAACATCGGAAGCCTGCTAGTATACATATTTGTATGATAAATAAAATAAGCAAAATCTAAACGATTTGGCAATTCATGCGATTACACCTCGCCGGCTGACGAGGTGGCATAAATAATAAGCACGAGCACTTTTGCGGGCGGAAAATATTATTGCGGAACGCTGAATGTAGGGTATATCTGGCTTTCCAGATAGCAGAGCAATAGCCAAATTTCATCGCTGAAAATAAACCATATGCTCCCGAGCAGAATGACCGCCAGAATAATCAGCAGAAAAATTTCGGTTTTACTCATTATGCAAGCGACTATCCGGTGGCCTTCGGGGACCCTGATAGTAGCGAAATATTGACATAATAAGCAAACGCCATGTTGTAATTCGGCTTCACCGACAGCGCAATTTAGTCACCGGCATGCCGCTGCGTCAATATTGCCACCTGCTCCGTCAGCTGATCCAGCAGCTGGAATCGCCGCCGATATTCAGCCCGTTTTTTACTGGCGATACTCTCCAGCGATTTTCTTTCCAGACATAGCGGTAGCCGCCAGCGCCAGGGGCTTTCCGGCTGGCCGTCGATAGACTGCCAGAACTCGTCGTAGCTGGCGTGGAAATGGCGGCCTTTGCTCAGGCGATAGCGCAGGGCGCGGAACACGTGACCGTTATCGCTGACGCCGTAAATAGCCGCGATTTGGCTGCGCGCGGCCAGCTGCCAGATAAACTCCAGCAGCAGGCGCTTCGGAAACAGGCCGTAGCAGGCGCGAGTCGCCTGCTTAATCACCTCATGAGAAACGTGACGTCGCGGCCCCTGCAGACCGCCGATAACCAGCTGCCAGGCATCGTGATCACGGGTTACGCTGAAGGTGGCGCTGGCCAGCAGGGTGTGGTCGCTGTCGCGCAGCCACAGAGTGGTTTCACCCTCACGTTCGGCTTTGCCTGCCGAGGAGGCATAAAGAGTAAACCGGCGGTCCTCTTTTCCGTTTAACGTCAGCAGCGGGACCTCAGACACCGCGGTCATAGCGTGCGCCAGCCGCGATCCGCGTAGGGTGTCGATATAGCGATAATGGTTGATTACCGCCACCGCCCGCTGCCAGGCGTTGAGATCGCGGGTCAGATATTGACGGTGTACTTTGCCCGGCAGCGTAGCCTGCGCGGCCAGCAGCTGATTAAAATCATCCCGAGCGCTGAGCGCTTCCAGCATCGCTCTGGTGGCGTTATAAAATAAGGCCGTGCGCAGCAAAAACTTAAAGCGGTAATTTTTTTGCCGCCAGATGGGGGCAGGTGTCAATCTGCCCATCACCAGATCGGCAATAAGATGCGAGCGCGGCGCTAGCACGCCGGATGAATGCAGGCTATTGTCTGTCACGATAAACACCTCGTTGTGATTTCCCCCTATTTTAAAGCGAGCCACTGACAAGCTTAATCCTCTGGCGGACTATATTTGCCGTCTGTTTAAAATTGATTGAGGTGTAAATTAAATTCCGTGGACCTTTGCTGGAATTACCTATAATTACCGCTGAGAGGTAATTATATGTATCAACGTATTAACGGCAGCGACTGGCGTAATATCTGGCTGATGGGCGATCTGCATGGCTGCTTTGCGCTGCTGATGAATCGCCTGCGTCAGCTGCGTTTTGATCCCTGGGCCGATCTGCTGATCTCGGTGGGCGATCTGATCGATCGCGGGCCGCAGAGCGCCGATTGTCTTGGCCTGTTGCGCTGTCGCTGGTTCAGGGCCGTTCGGGGGAATCATGAGCAGATGGCGCTGGAGGCGCTGGAGAGCGGAGATATGCGGCTCTGGCAGATGAACGGTGGCGACTGGTACGTCAAGGGCGATGCGCGGCAGCGGGCCGACGTCGATCGGCTGCTGGCGCACTGTCGGCGGCTACCGTTGATTATTGAAGTGGAATGCAAGAAAGCGCGGCATGTGATCGCCCACGCCGATTACCCGGCGCCGGTCTATCGCTGGCAGCAGCCGGTGGATCCCCAACGGGTACTATGGAGCCGCCATCGTCTGAGTGAACACCTGGCGGGGCGCCATGGCGCTATTGGCGGCGCAGACCATTTCTGGTTTGGCCATACGCCGCTTCAGGCGCGTTATGACCACGATAATCAACACTATATTGATACGGGCGCTGTGTTTGGTGGGACGCTGACGCTGGTGGCGCTGCAGTCGGCAGGCTAAAAGTCGCTGTATTCGCTGGCGGGTTGCCAGAAGCCATCAATAAAATCTTCTATCGGGTAGCAGCCACCGTGGCGGATCCGCTGATCCTCCATCGCCACTAAGCACTGCGTTTCCTCGCGGTAGACGTCAACCACAATGTCCTCGCAGCCGCCATCCAGATAGCAAATAAACAACACTAAGGCAAACAT